GGAAAACATCGCAGACCAGGAGCGTGCAAACGCAGACGCCCCATTGGATCTGGACCGTGCGGCAACCCGCAGCATCACCCACAAATTGATGTTGCGGATGGAGAAGAAATGGGTAACCGATTTCTTTTCAACTGGCGTTTGGACTGGCGCGACCACCGGGACAGACTTGGTTGGTGGCGTTGACTTCACCAAGTTTGCGGCACCCTCCACCGGCACCCCCGTGACTGTGATCCGGGAGCAGATCTTTCAATTGATGAAATTGGGAGTGGACCCCAGTGGAATGACCCTGACAATTGGCGCGGACGTCTATGAGGTCCTCCTGGACCACAATGACTTCCTGGAGCGCTATGAGCAGGTGCAGGCTGCGATCCTAAATGAGCAGCTTATGGCTGCAGTTTTGGGGATTGGAAAAGTGGTTGTTCCGCGTTCGGTTGAAAATACCGCAGCGGAAGGCGCCACCCCCACCAATGCATTCCTGCATGGTGATAACATGCTGCTCTCCTGGGCTCCCTCTGCAGCGTCCCTTGATGAGCCGTCTGCGGGTTACACCTACGTCTGGAGCGGTCTGACTGGCTCAGCCAATGCGGGAATGCGGATCCTCCGCTTCCGCGATGACATGCACCACTCCGACCACATTGAAGGCCAAATTGCCTGCGATCCAAAAGCAACCGCCCCAGAGCTGGGTGTGTTCTTTTCTGATTGCATCTAATAATAAGCGGGGACGCTGGGCGGCTGGCGTCCCCGCTATTTTCTCCAGGGTGACAGAGATGGCGAAGCGGAGACGTTTGCGGGATCTGAGAGTCCTTCCCACCGACACCACGGGGGCGGCTCTAACAATTGGGCGGACCATTACGCTGGCCGGGAAAACCTACCAGCCAGGGGACGCCCCGCCGGATAACATTCGGGACGATCCCGGCCTGGGGTCAATGTTGCGCAAGGGGTATCTGCTTTCTAGCGTCCCCCTCAACACCAGAGACATCAGGCCAACCCCGGAACAGAAAAAACCGATCAAAATCCAGAAACCGGTGGAAAAGCCCACGGATGAAACCGCGACCAATGGGGAATTGTCCATGCTGCGGGATCTGTCCATTGAAGACAGCCCCGGCCGCATCAGGGCAGCCCTGGACGTTGCAGGCGTGGAGTACCCGCCGCAGGCCAAAAGGAAAACTCTCCTGGCGATCAGAGACCAAGCGATCAGGGGTGAGTGATGCCGAGCGCCGCTGATTTCAATTACTCCCATGCACCAGACCCTTCCGATCCCATTTCCATGGTTCGGTTTCTGGTTGGGGATGTTGACGCCAGCAACCCGATCCTCACAGATTCTGAGATCCAGGCCCTGGTCAGCCTTCAGCCGATCATTTCATTTGCCGCAGCATCAGCAGCGGACACGATAGCGGCCCGCTTCTCCATCCAGGTGGACACCGCAATTGGAAAAACCAAAGTTTCCCTCTCTCAGCGGTCTGCCCACTTCACCAAGCTGGCCAACCGTCTCCGCAAAACTGCGGGAGACCTGCCGGGCGGAGATGGGACCGGCGTCCCCACCGTCAACATGGTGGTGAGCGGTCTGTCCATCAGCCAAAATGCAGCCATGGCGTCAGACACAGACCGGGTGCAGCCATCCTTCACCATTGGGATGGATGACGATCCTGGTTCCTACCCCAACAGCAGCGACTTTGACCGCTACGGGGGGGACTGATGGACCCCGCTCTCAAGGTGATGCTGACACAGACCATCAACGTGGCCCAGGTGGCGTCATATTCTGCCAGCGGGACGGAAGTCCTGGGATCTCCCGCTCAGGTGGCGGCCTATGTGGAAATTTCAGAGCAGATCATCCCTACCAATAACGGGAGCGAGGAAAAAACCACGCACCTGGTGATCACGGAAAATGAGATCACAATTGACGACAGGATCTGGCTGCCTGGCCTGGACCCTTCCAATGATGCGGACAGCCGCCAGCCAAAGCTGGTTGGGGTTTTCAATACGGTGGACGGCGCAATTGATCACTATGAGGTTTTGATCTGATGGCAGGATCCACCGGACTCCTGATGAAAGGATTATCCAAAACCCTGGGCGGTATGGATATGTCCCAGGAGAAGATCCGCAAGGCCTATAGCAAGGCCCTGACCATGGAGGCAGAGGAGCTGATGGCAGAAAGCCAGGAGCAGGTCCCAGTGGATAAGGGCTTCCTGAAGAATAGCAAATTCGTCAAAACGCATTTCACCGCAAAGCGCGGGGACATCAGAATTGTGCTTGGCTACGATATTGAATACGCCACAGAGGTCCACAATACAAACAAGAATTATCGGCACGGTAAGTGGAAATATCTGACCGATCCCCTCCAATCCCGATCCTCTGGTTTCTATGCCCGCATGGCCCAGAGAATTAGGCTTTTCACATGACCGTTTCTGACTCCACCGCTCAGCACATTGCGGCCCTGGTGGTTGGTCTGACCTATGGGCAGAATTGCAGGCCTGGACCCGTTCAGAAGCCATCAGAAAACCAATCCATCCCAGGGGCGATCCCTGAAGAATGCGTCTTCTGCGTGGACGTGGGTGGGCCCAAGAACATCCCCTATATTGACGGCGGAGCGGGAACGTCTGAGAGCCTCCCCGGCGTTTTCATTTTGGTGAGATCTGAGGTCAATGATTACGACGGGGGCAAGACGCTCTCTGATGAAATCTTTTCAGCCATCGACATGAACCCACCCACAGGATTCTTCGAGTCAAGAGCTCAGACATCACAACCTGTCTACCTGTCAAAAGATGAGACAAACCACCACCAATTCACGCTTGACGTGATTTTGAAGCAGTGAAGGAAAGGAAAAAAAATGGCTACCCTCACACCAATTGCAACGCTCCCAAATCTCGGAAACGGGATCGCGAGCATCCAGGCGGCGCTCTCTGCAGCGGCTGACCTGTCCAATGATTTCGCCAACGATGGAAACATCGTTCTTTTTGTGCACAACGGGGATGCAGCAACCAAAGACGTCACCCTAGTGGCGGAGCCAGATCCCTACGGACGCGGCGGCAGCGGCAACAATGACGTGACCGTCACAATCCCCGCAGGAGAGACCGCATTTTTTCCCTTCATGGCTGCTGCAATGTTTAATTCCGGCGGCTCTGCAACCTTTACCCTCAGCGCTATCACAAGCGTGGACATCGGAATTTATCGGCTAACTAAGTCTCGCTAATTCCCAGAAAGGAGCGATCACGATGCCATCACTCGCAATTCCCGGCCGTCTGGCCACCCTAGAAATTGACCCCGGCTCTGGTTCCGTCCCCTATGGTGGGATCATTGATATCACCATGAATGTCAACGTAGATGAGCTGGAGACCACAACCCACGATTCCGCAGGATCGCGGTCCTACATCCCCAATCATGATGACGTGACTCTAGACGTTTCAGGGCGATGGTTTGACGGAGACCCCGGGCAGGAGGTGGTGCTAACCGCAATTTTTGCCAAAACGACCTTTGACTTTACCTTCCAAATGGAGACTTCCGCTGGGAAGAAAGTTTACACGGGATCGGCCTTCGCTACCACAGCAAACCCAAGCGGCCCCCTTGACGATACTGGCGGGATGGATGTAACCTTCAGGTGCTCTAGTGTGATCCAATCGGTTCAACCCTAAACATCTAAGGTGAATTATGCCAGCCAACCCAAACCGAGGCGAGACGGAAATTGAAATAGGTGGGCACAAAAGGACTTTCCGTTGGAGGACCTCGCAGATTGCGATGCTGGAGGATCGTCTGGATTGTGGGATCACCCGGATTCTGTCTGAAGAGAAGATCGGTTTGAAGACGCTGGTTGAGGCCCTTTTTGTGGGGCACGTCCACCTGGATCGCAGGCTCACCCCTGCGAAGACCGCAAAGTGGGTTGATGATTTCAAGGGTGACTTGGGGGACCTGATGAGCGAAGTCTTCACCGGCATCGCATCAGGTCTCCCGGGCGTCCAAATGGAGGAGGAAGAAGACTCTGCCCCTTTGGCCCAGGGCAGTCCCTCTCCGTAGACATCAACCAGAAGACCGATTGGGCCCAACACCTTGTCTCTGCGGCAGAGGTGGGGATCCACCCGGCGGAATTCTGGGAGATGACTTTGCTGGAATTCTCGCTTTTCCATAAAGGGCATTCCCAGCGAATGGATCGCGAAATGCAGATGCTGGCCTGGCATGCTGCCAATCTGATGAATTGCTGGGTGCCCAAGGGCAAGCCCAGAATTACGGTTCAAAAGCTGCTTCCAAAGTCCGGCGCGCATCTGCGGGAGCGCGGAGAATTGCCACCTCAGAACATGGAGGAGGCAAAGGCACGGGCCCGCAACGCTCAAGACGAGCGTGACCAGAAAGATCTTTGGGACTCTGCGGGCGCTGGCAGATTGACGGAATATCTGGGAATTGAGCCTCCCGGGGGTGAAGCATGACCAGCGCAGGGACCGCAGGCGTGATCAAGGTGGAGATGCAGGCGGAAACCGCCCGCTTTGTCCGCTCATTTCAGAAGGCCCAAAAGGCAGTCAAGGAGGTCGGGAAAGAGTCACAGGAGGCAAAAGGAAAGGTAGATGGGATCGGATCTGCCATAAAGACCGCGGGCATGGCATTTGTGGCGTTTCAGGGTGCCCGCGTTGTTTTGAATCAGATGAAGGAGGCGGTGCAGGTCTTCGCTGAATTTGAACGTGGGATGGTGAGGGTGGGGGCCGTTACCAACACCGTGGGCACCGTGGCTCTGGGCGATATGACCCGCCAGGCTCAGGACCTTGCCAAAACAACCGAGCACACCGGCCGGGAGGTGGCCGATGCCATGGGATTCCTTGGCATGGCTGGCATGAAGGCCAACCAGATTATGGAGGCAACCCCCAGCGTTTTGCAGTTGGCAAGCGCTGGGATGATGGACGTGGCGAGCGCTGCGGATGTGGTCACAAACGTCCTTTCCTCCTACTCCATGAAGACGGCGGACCTGAAAAACGCCAACAATATACTGACAAGCACTTTTACGAATTCCAACACCAGCCTTTCCCAACTTGGGGAGGCTTTCAAATATGTGGGATCGGTGGCCCAATCTGCCGGGTTTGATTTCAAGGAAATTAGCGCGTCAATTGGTCTCCTGGGGAATTCGGGCATCCAGGCCAGTATGGCGGGCACGAGCCTGCGGGGTGCCATTGCGCGGCTGCAGGCTCCAACGAAGCAGGCATCAAAGATCCTCTCCAAGTACGGGATCAACGTCCAGAAGGCGGACGGGTCCCTTCTCTCCATGAAGGGAATTCTGGACAAGTTGAACAAGAGCGGGATCAAAAGCGGGGACACCCTGAAATTGTTTGGTCTCAGGGCTGGCCCAGCCATGCAGGTCCTGATGAAGCAGGGATCGGCGGGCCTGGCGGAGCTTGAGGCTAACATAGACGCAGCGGGAAACAGTGCAGAGCGGATCGCGGCTCAACAATTGGCCACGCTGGACGGCCAGATCAAGATCATGCAGTCCACATTTGAGGCAACAAAGACCACAATTGGGCAATCTTTTGCCCCGGTGCTGACCCAGGTCCTCATCCCATCCCTGAAGACGGCCGCGGAATTCGTGGACTACCTGGCCAAGTCTCTCTCGTTCTTTGATGAAAACCAGCCAACCGCAATTGATAATTTGGCGGAAAAGATGGCCGGGCGGCGCAAGATTATCAGCGGTCTGCAGGCCGACATTGTTGAGATGCAGGGCAAGGTAAGGGACGGCTGGATCACAGAGGGGGAGGCGACGGAGAAAATTGCGAGGCACCAGAAGAGGATCACAGAGCTGAGAAAGCAGAACGTGGCCACCAGCAAATTCGGGTCCAAGGCGCTCAAGACATCCCTGGGGCTAGCGGACCAATTGGAGGATGCAACCGCGGGGGCCGGTGACGCTGCGGCGGAATACGCGAAACAACTGGAGAGGGCCCAGCGTGCTGCAGAAAAAACCCGGGCG